TTACCTTACCTTACCTTACCTTACCTTACTTTACAAAGACTTTTTGGTTCAATTTACCAGACCAAAAATTCTTCTGACAATTTTAGAATTATTTACTAAATACTACTTTAACTCCAATAATTTGATCCTTGACATCTCGGCACACATTGACTTCGTATTGACCCGACATTCCGATATCAAAGTAGACTCCATAACGGTAGTGATTAATCAGGTCATGATCTTTGGTAATCTGTTTCAAATCTATCTTTTTGATTGCCTCATAATCAAATAGTCCAAACCAACCCAGTTGAGTCATAAAGACTCCTTCATATTCCCATTCACAAATGTCGGTTTTAATCCCAGTGGCGTGAGTTTCGAACTGTGTCAAATGTGAGAACTTAGATGATTGATCACTAACACTAGTGATCGTGGTTTCCCATAGTCCCCAACCACATTCTCTAGTAAGGTTGATTGTTCTGTCTTGATTACGTTCTTACCGAGATTGGGGTCGAATGCTACCATAGTAGCACTTTTTTGAATAAATGGTTCAACAAAGACTTTGATTGGTGTCTTCATTTGATCTTCTGGTGCATCTGCAGGTGCATCTGCAGATACATGAGAGGCAGTTTTCTCAACTGTTACACCATAAAGCTTCTTACATTTTTGATGTTGCCAACAATACATTGGATTCTTTTCACTTTTCCGGCTACCTTTCCGTGTACATTGATTGTTATCTCTTTTCGTGCACTGACAACGTCCCATTTCTATATATTTATATCAAGAATATAAATTCTGGTCTAAGAAAGATGTAAAAGCTGAATGAGTCAGCTTTTAGCAAATTTATCAATGGCTCGATAAATACTCCATTCATCAATCTCATTCAAGTAGGATAGGTCGGTAAGGGTGCTAATTGATCATCAATTCGAAAGATGTATGAGGCATCAACTGGGATCAATTGGTAAATGTATCCTTGATCGATGGTATTAAGAATTGATGAACGTTGTTGTTGATGGATCAACAGATTAAACAAAATATAGACATTACCTCTCTTCTTTTCTGTCTTATTAGGAAGAGCAATTCCTTCGATTTGATATACTTGTCGCAAGTTCAAATTATGCGGATTTTTGAACCGTAGATTTTTGTGATTGAGATACATAATTACCATAATTTTGGTCTCGATCAGATCCTTGATCGGTAGGTCAATATAGATCAGTAAATCATATTCATTAATTCGACAAAAGTTGGGATGCCGAACGGTTATGACTTCCAGACACACCTTAACTGGTTGGACATAATAGATCACTTGTTGTTGATTAATAATATATAAATCAGTTTCGATCTCTAACTCACTAGTTTCCAAAGGAATTTTAATTTGTATTTCTGGATTGATTATGTTAAAATCATTGGATAAAAGGAGATCCTCGTTGGTGATCGAGAAATGGTGCGGATACTTTTTACCTAGATACAGATCATCAAGCGTGACGAAGACCTTCTTTGTTAGGGATATTGGAATGTGTTGATCATCAGAGATTAATGAGTCAATCAATAACTTCATCATTGGATTCTGATTATAAGTATTGAGTAAATTGATGATGTCATGACAACTCTCCTTGAACATGAATTCCGCCAACGGATAATGTGATAACCATTGATCGAAACATTGACTGAAGACCTTCAATGGTGAGATCAAATCAGTATCAGGTATGGGTAATGCCTGATCATAGTTGTTCCTTAACTCTGAATTAATCAAGATTTGATAGGCTTTAGATAAATTTTTGAACATTTCGGGATCTCCACCCTTATCAGGATGATGTTTCAAAGCCAATTTCCGATAACAGACCTTAATTTGTTCAGATGTGGCAGTTGGGAGGCATCCTAAAACTTGATATAAATCCATTTTTTCTGGTACAATCGAGTTTAAATGGTCTTCCATTATACGAATTATACCTATATAATTTTATATAAACTGACGAATCAACAAATAAGATACGACTGTATCGTTCTCGATACATATTATTTGTCACGACACTACAAATGATATATTCAATTTTATTTCCAGAAAATTGAATTATGTATTTATAAACACATGTCAAAATCTATCTTTTTCATTCTCGGTGCTGGTGCTTCGACAGATTCCAATTTGCCAACCTATCGTGGTGATGGTGGATTCTATGAGAATACCAGTATCAAACCAGAAAACGTATTGACATACACACCACTACAACAGAATCCGAAAACTGTATGGGATTTTATTACCCCTCTCTACCAGAAAATACAACAATCAAGACCAGGACCTACATATGATAAACTGAAGGAAATTCCCTGATTCTTTCGTCGTGACTCAAAATATTGACGGTTTTACGAACATGTTTAAGGTCCCAGTAATTGAAGTTCATGGAACGCATCAGACCATGATTTGTATGAAATGCGGTCTAGTATGTGGCACGAATCTAGACCAGATTATTTGTAAATGTGGTGGATATTTTAGACCAAATGTGGTTTTATTTGGAGAAAAACTAGCATCTGATAAAGTGTTTTACATTTATCAATTACTGAAACGACATCCAATGTATACCGTAATTATTGGAATATCATTACAATTTCCTTATCTGCGAGATTTTATCAATCAAACGAAAATGAAAGGATCCAAAATCATTCACATTAACCCAGATGATACCTACGTCTCCAACATAGGATATCATGAACAATGGGTTCATAAAAATGCGGCCGATGGCATTCAAGAATTGATTGATGGTTGCAATCGTCAAATTGTATAAAATCGTAAATTATTTTATAAAATTGTAAATTAATGTATAAAATCGTAAATTAATCCATCTAATATTCCAGTTCAATGTGATTTCGTTTCTTATTGAGCAAGAATGAGTCTTCCTCTGAAATATCATGACTTACTTTCAATTTATTTGAGGTTTTTTTGGTTTGGATACAAGCCTAACTTGTGTCTTTTCTATGATGTTTGAAATATATTTTCTACCCGCATATGACTCCTTTTAAATTCGAGATTGATGATCCTATAGTCGGTAACAATATTTTGGAATCATGTGTATTGGCAGTTTCAAGATGAACCACATGTGTCACACTCTCTTAATGGACGTTGATCAACAAAAGATTTTTGACGATTTTGTACAATCATTGTTTAACAAGGCTGATCCTAAGGTAGTTGCTGATCCTAAGGTAGTTGCTGATCCTAAGGTAGTTGCTGATCCTAAGGTAGTTGCTGATCCTACGGTAGTTGCTGATCCTAAGGTAGTTGCTGATCCTAAGGTAGTTGCTGATCCTAAGGTAGTTGCTGACCCGATGATCTAAAAATTGAATTAAAAATTGAATTGAAAATTTTCGATACCATACCATCTCGTACCAATGAACTCTTTCCTACAATTAAATGTATTGATAATTGTCAATGTTGTGTGTAGTCTAATAAATGTTGATCAAGAGTTCACTGTGAATCTAATTCAGATGTTTGGGATGTTTACTATCATTCCTTTTATTGAAGAATGTGTTTTTCGCCTAGCGATTCCACTCATTCTAAAAGACTTGGAAATTAAAACAATTTGCACTTTTTCGAGCGTTATGTTTTCATTGATTCATCTATCTAATTTACTGTTTGTACCCAAAAAAATAAGTGTATTCATCCAAGCGTTAATGACATTTGCACTTGGTGTCATCATCTATCACACAGAGTCTTTTTATTTAGGAATATTATATCATATGTACTACAACACAATGTCGCTGTCATTATGTTACTTTTTGTTCTCATGGTTTCGCCGAGAACAACCAGTCCAACCACTATATTTTTGTATGCTATGGATTAACCGCTCGAAATCAACACCACCCAAATCAGAGGCACCGATAGAATTTGCATGTGGTCATACCACATATATTGCGAGTCAGATGGTTGCCACGGAACACAAGAGAATGGGACATCTTTTGGATTGTATTAAACAAAAACGTAATAAATCATTGAAGGATGTAACTAGTTTATTCAACCACATCAATTAAGAGAGTGTCCAGAAATTCATTTTTCGTTTTACACCTTTATACATTTAAAACACCGAGTTTAATTATGTGTTTCTGAATTTCGTTTATGTCTAATTGAATTAACATGAATTTCATGGACAGATTTTGAGAAAGTTCCCATATCACATACATCACAATAATATTTGAATTGTTCTTTACATTCTTCCTTTGTTCCATGATTATTTAATTTATGTGCTACATAATTGTATTTGTGTTCATTTTCATATTCACAATTATCATATTTATATATCTCAATTACTTTTTTGGATTTACGATGACTGGACAAATACTTATTTTATACTATTAAGATGAACGAAGAAATAGAAAAAAGAAATGATACAATCAAAAATAATGATACATTAACTGAAGAAGAAAAAGAAGAAAAAAGAAGAAAAAAGAATTAAAATAGTTAAATTATTTCAACCAATTCCATTGAGAAATACAATAATTCCAAGTTACATCACAATTGATACAAATGTCATTTTGTCACTTTTCAAATGTGATGGCGAAAGTAGTATGAATAAAGAAACAAAGAAAAATAAAAATTATATCTGGCACAAAATATTTAACACTGATAAGAAAGTTATGAAGATGAAAGGATATGAATATAAGACAATTCAAACTGATGGTATTGGAGTTTCGATATGTTTCCAAAAGATAGGACATAAATTTAATCAAACAAATATTGATAAAGACGATACATATATTAACGATTTAAGTGACGAAGATTTGAAATTATGCAAAAAGAAAAAATTAATAGGAATTGATCCAAATAAGCAAAGTTTAGTTTATATGATGTATAATGAGAAGAATAAACTTAGATATACAGCATCTCAAAGAAGAATAGAAAGTTTAAGTAAACGAAATAATAGAATTACACATACAGAGAAAGTGAAAAATAAGATTATTGAAGAAGAAACAAAATTATCCAAATACAATTGTAAAACAGTTAATTATAATGAATTTAAAAATATATAACAGAGAAAACCAAACTAAATGATAAATTAAAAGATTTTTCTGAACAAGAATTATTCAGAAAACTCAAATGGAGAACGTGGATTTATAGAAGAAAAAGTGAAGATAATTTCTTGAATATAGTAGAAGAAACATTTGGAAACAAAGAAGATATGTTATGGAGATTGGTCAAATCCAAAACAAATGAAATATATAATGCCAACGAAAGGAATTGGTATGAGAAGAATTATAGAAAAACGTTTTAACGTTGTATTGATTGATGAATTGTGTAGTAAATGTCATCATGAATTAACAAATTATAAAAATATTCATAGATTACTCGTTTGTTCTCATTGTAAAAGTAATGGCTTAGAAAGCAAAAATATTACTTTTATGAATCGAGACATGAACGCATGTATGAATATGTTAAACTTATCGAAACAATGGATAAATACAAAAACGAGACCAGAAAATACAGTCGAAACTCTGATTATGACTCCTATCTTGGAGAAAAACATAATCCATCAGTTGTTTTTACCGCGGATAATGCCGTAAACCTTAAATGTACTAAGACCTGTTGAGCGCTACACTAAAACGTAGTGTCATTCGGTGTTTTAAATGTATAAAGGTGTAAAAGTGGGAAATAGGTGACTCTTTGTCTTTTCAATTAGAGTAACTTTGTCTTTTCAATTGGGGGTGACTCTATGTCTTTTCAATTGGGGTGACTCTGTGTCTTTTCAATTGGGATAAGGTCCATGTATATTCGAAAGGAATACTATTTATAGTTTGAGATAATCCAAAATCATATGTATTTCGAAAAAAATAATTTCTGGACACTCTCTAAGATCAATGTTACATTAAGAGTGTCCTGGAAGTCTTAAGTCCTCATTCTGTAAACAGTAATTGAGGTCGCCATCTTTGCACGCATAAGTCGTCTTCCAACACCACTTCATGAAACTATCGCGGTCATTGGGGATGGTTGTTCCTGGCATGGTTACAAACTCACGTTGTGAATTTCGTCGATTCCAAACATCATCGACATCTTTGTATAAGTTATGATTGAAATATTTTTCGGTTTCTTCTTTAGATTGGACGTCGTTATGAGCACATGCGGGTGGACGATTAGGGTTATCAGTGTAGTCAGTCATCAAGACATTCATGAATGGGTTCATTGGTGTGGGTAATTGACAGACGTCACCCAGTTCATTGACCTTAATTGGTGTATTAGGGTTGATTTGTAGTTCTTGTTTAATACGGTCTTCAAATTGCTCTTCGGTTTTGATCTGCGTTTTGGCGTCGTTGTAGTTAATCACATACATGATAGCACCTGCGACAATCGCGAAGAAGAAGATATTATAGTTACGATAAATGACAAATAATGCTATGCTCAGATAGATAAAAAATCGCGTTAGTGCGTTGAGTTTTTCGTTAGTATTCATGTCTTTGGTTGGGAAGAACTCGACCAATCGATCAGGTGAGAACAATAGACTAGGTTGATCCGTCCAGAACGGATCGTTAACATGTTTCTTCTGCTCTGTTTCGTATGTTACAGAAGTATCCATTATACCATTGGATTATATAAAATAATTTTGTCTTAATTAAATATCAATATCCAATTGATATTGATATTGATATTGCTTGTAATTGTAATTCGAATATACGAAGATTACTTTGATGGATTGGTGAACATCTTTTCGAATTCATCTAGATTGCCTAGATCCATCTGTGAAAAATTTTGTCTAAGTTGATCAGTTAGATCGTGAACCACTGATTGGCATTTCTCCAATTGTGCTTTCTTATCGTCAGCCGTTTCAGGGACACTTGCTTGTTTGATTTCAGTTGCTAGATTTTCTGCAATTTGTTTCCCTAGTTTTTCAATATTACCCATACCTGGAATACCCTTTAGTTTATTCATCAATTTGTCATTCATCTGTCGGGCTTGATCAAGTAACTGATCTTCGTTAAGACCCTTCTCTTGTAGGATTTTGGTCATCTTAACGGTAATCTTAGTGATAATTTCTTGTAACTTGGTTCCGTCGCTACCAAATAGGTTTTGGATGGCTTGAAGTGGGTTGCCACTCATCTCTGGTGAAAGGTTGAATTCACCCGCAATTTCCTTAGCGATTTGAATAATGACATTATTTTCGTCAAAAATATCACCGAAGTTGAGATCACCTAGACCTGACCCAGAAGATGCTTCTTTCGCCTCTTTCTTTTCTAATTGGGCAACTTCTGCTTGAATCTGTTTTTCATTTTTAATGTTTTCTAATAGGCTATCGATCACTCGTTGTTGATTCTTCAAGAAGTCCTTGTATTTATTGGATTCTTTCAGAACGAACGTACCAATCAAGTACAGAGTTTGTAGATACTTCCAGATACTCTCCTTGGAGCCATCAGATAGTCCTTCTTGTCGCCATAACCGTTTGAAGTCGATCCCCTTCATCAATTGAATTGTTTTGGAAGGATAGTAATTAGACTCTTCACTGAAGAGTCCTTCATCTCGTAGAGAGATCTCTTTATTATATTTGGATAAATATTGAATGAATTCTTCAATAAATTTGACTCTCTTGCCATGATCCACAAATTCTCGATAATATTTATAATATTTGGACAACAGTCGTTTGTCAGCGGGAAATAGTTTTTGCATTTTTTGAATAAATTCTGCTAAACAATTATTAAATTGAATTTGGTGAGTATCGGTCATAATCGTATAATAATATTATCAATATTATTTTATATACGTAAACGTAAAGGCAAACGTAAAAGCGAACGTAAAAGAGAACGTGCCTAAATACGTCCTTCTTGCCTCAACGATTCACGTTTACACGCCAAAATATCGCCACCGACAACTCTTTCAGATAGAATACAAATGACTTGTATATAATCCCAAATATTTTTTCGAACGGCTGGTTGAAGATGTTCCCAAACTTGACGAATTTGGGAAATGAACAATAAGTCAGGTTGTTCTAATGATTCACTCTCAGTTGTCTCAATTGTACTGACTTTGCCTAAAAAGAATTGTTCGTCTCGTGTTAAGATTTTCTCGGCATATTCCCTAATTCCGTATTGATACAACAATTCAATCGGCTTACGCACATTGGCCTTTTTCAACAATATTAACTTATCGTGATATTTATGCAGATCGACAATTTCGTCTCGTTTTTCAAATTGACACAGAATGACAATTAACTTATCCTTGAAATCGTCAACTTGTTTGTAAAACTTACCGATATCGGTAAGAGGTGGAGTAGTCATATACTCAATATTTATTCAATAATCTTTATATAATAAACGTCCAGTCCAAAATTATATTTTGGAAATCATAGAATATTTTATAAACCTATAATATAAGAAATGATCTCATCAACTCCAGTTCCGATTAAACTCGGTCAGTCAAGTCATTTTAATTGGGATCGCACTAACCGTTTAAGAACCGATAAGGATACAGTAACGGTCGAAGAGGGTGCTAGTCAACGCCCTGGCAATTATCAGTTATCTGGATATGATCCATCATACCAAAACAATAAAGATTACGTGTCTAGATTGCAACAAGAAGTACATTTTCAAAAGGTCTATAGGATTCAATCACAAGCAGTCGATAATGAAAGTTACCTACAAGACGCAGAATTAACCAATCCCCGAGTCATTAACCAATTATATGCTCGTCCTTACGCGGGAATGTATAGCGGTCCTGGGATGAGGTCATTGGAGGATAAAGACTTAGAATCGGCTTTACAACAGGGGTTACTGACCAATTTACGTCAAAAGGCATGTGAGCCATGGCAAGGAAAACCGTTTCACCGATTTCAATGTTTACCAGAATTTGGAAATCCCCAACGCACCGAGCATATCATTCCACCACCGATCCATGATGGTGGATGGGTCAGAGGTGGAGATGCAACAAGGGATTATGTGCGTCGGGTTGATTACCAAAGACGGTGTGGTAATAAAATGAATGATACAGTGATTTACCAATAAATTCACGATTTACCAATAAATTCACGATTTACCAATAAATTCACGATTTACCAATAAATT